TACCTATGGTACAAGATCAGATAACGATTGGGGTTGGGATGATATGTATGATTCAAGGTATGACTACGACAAGGAAACTTACAAACCACAGAGTAATACCTTTGAGATATCTAAAGAGGGAGAGTTATATAACCTAGCTGATCTATACGGAGCAACCTCTGATGAGATTGATGAGATAGTGAAACGCAATCCATCAGGTACAAGTGATATGCTACATGACCTAGTGTATGCAACACAAGATGAGATATACGATAGTGTATCTGAACTTGAACAACTAAAGTTCAACAGTAAAGGGGGTAACAAATGACAGTAGATAAAANNTATATGAAAGATATAACTTGGGGCATCGCCAAAATTCTACCTGAAATCTTTCCGTCTGTTCACAGATTCAAGGTTGTTGATAGTTCGGAAACTAATATCAACAAACTTAAACAACAGATCACAGATCTCAACAGGAACAAAGGGCATGAGACTAAGTACATACTGATAGCAACAGGTACGCACATAAGGCGATTCCAATTCGAGGAACTGCTACGCGATACGCCTGAGAATGCTAGGCACAGACGCATACTAAAGAAACCAAATGTATGGAGGTCATATAGATATCTATATCCTAGTATCAAGAATACAATCCCTCGCTTCGAGGAGTTGGGTACTAATCCTAATGGGTACGAACTTGCTGACATGACACTCGATCCACCCACAGGTATACCAAAACCAATACTCGGTGGAGCATTCTTAACACGAAGCAACTACACTAGAATTATTAACCACAACCATGTAATTAAAGATGAGATATATCACGCATGGAATTACGATAGAAAATTAGCATAGCTAATACCTCACGAATGAAGGGGGCACTCGAAAAATAAAATGCAATGTCCCCTTTATTCAATATAACACCGACCGATCACCGACAGACCCCGAATGACACCCATTCTAGGAATGTCAGGCACACACCCTTTATATATTTATATATAATAAAAAAATAATATAATTAAAATCGTATATTAGAGGGGTATGGGGGTGGGTAAACCAATAACAGTGTAATACGGGAACACTCGGTGTTCTCATGGTGTTATACTACTGCGACACAAAAGCTGTTGCATTTAATAACAGAAGGAGTATAATTATGACTATGATTAACAGACTAAAGACAGAACTAAGTACACTACTAACCGATCTATCTCAACAGATAGAAGGGTACGAGAGATTGCCAGTCGGAACAAGTGATGAACGGATCACGCAGGGTTGGCTTGAAGCAGTCGAGTATATAGACAAACATATACAGAGGCTAGAAGAAGATGAACAACAGGAGGACTTTGACAATGGGTAAGGTAAAGGCATGGATGCAAGATCAGATAGACAACATGACTGATGAGCAGATGAAAGAGTATGAAGAACAGAACGAATACCAAAGTGATTTGTTTAGTGTGATGATAAATGCACACAAAGAAAATGGGGAGGATAAAGATGAAAAAGATAATTAAAGATTTATCTTGTGAGGTTGCTTACTTAATGGACAACCCAACGAATGCCTCTGTCTATATGGTAGAGGAAGAAGTAATAAAAACTATTCAAGACTTGGTGACAAGATTAGAAAATAAAATGGAGGATAAAGATGAGTAACTTTTTACTAATGAGTATAACATTTTCTGTATTGGTATTGATATGTGTAGCATGGGGAATACTATGGGACTTGAGCTAGTAATATTTTTTATGCTGGTGCTTATGGCTAGTATAGGATATGGCACTGCATATCTGCAGATGCGTAGAGAGATAAGGGTACGCGAAATTGAGATAGGTATACTTTATCATTACATAGAGACAGGACAGAGCAATGACAGATAAAGAAAGATCAGAGTATGAAAAACTTAAGGGCGATTCAATGAATGGTACTATGAGTTTTGATAAGGCGATGCGTTACTTCGCATTGGTAAAGAAAGATAAGGAAGGTAAAGCTAATGACAAAACAAGAAGCAAAAAATAGAGACTTCGCTAAGGCAATGATACAATTTATGCGTAAGTATATACCAATAGGACAGGCTGAAAATATATTAGCTGAAAGGTTAGGGCAATGTTATGATGCTTTCCCTCAGACAGAGATGAAAGACAGGGAACAGTATCAGAAGTGGTTGGGTATACACAATGAAGGATGAAGATATGCAATGGGATATAGCCTATTGGAATCCATCCGACAAAGTGACGGACGCACAGCTAGATAGGTTCTTACTTGACGGCACAGGAACTTCAGCAGAAGTACCTACCTATTATACTGTCCGACAATTCGTCGATGCATATAACAAACAAGAGATAACAGACATGGGTTGGCTATACAGTACACCCCGTCACAATTCAGGAGGACATGATGATAAAGAAGTTAGTATATAAGTTACTAAATCGTAGACTACTACCTAAAGAAAACAAAATGAAATGGGTATGGTATAGTATGATACATAAAGAGAATGAATCAAACAAATTTGTTGACATCAATAAAAAAATGTGGTAAGACTATACTATGAAACTACCTAAACATATAAGAATCGGAGCATTTAAAATTGAGTTAGTCTGCCTACCTCATAACTTAATGTATGAAGTTGGTGAAGCACAAGGCACATTCATTATCAAGCCACCCTATCAAATCTTTTTAGATAAAGAAATGGTTGAACGTGGTGGTGCTGACGCAATCAATGTAGTACTGCATGAACTAATGCACGTTGGTTATTATCAATACCATTTAAAAGATAAAGAAGAAGAGACAATCGTTAATTCATTCGGTAACTTTATGACTGAACTGTTATGTCATACAGAGTTAGGTGATTGGATTAACTACGAGAAAGATAGAGAGAGGAATACAAGTGGAAGAATACCTGTTCGTATACGGAACACTAAAAAGAAATGAAAGACTGCACGACTTGCTAAGATCCCAAGAGTTTATAGATACTGCAACAACAGTAGACGCAAACTTTAACATGGGGGATTTAAGTAACGCATACCCTATAGTATTTAGAAGCAATGAAGATGCTGACACATTCAAGTACAAGATAAGGGGCGAGGTTTTTAAACTGACAAGCCCTGGGGTGTACCATTACATTGATCGAATGGAAAAGGGTGCGGCATATAAGATGGTTGACACCATAGTTAGATTAAGCGATAATAAAAAGATGATAGTAAAGATGTATGTAATGGACGACCTACCATACAAGCCTAGCTATTTAACTCAAGACAATATTAAATCTAAAAGACCCATATTAGAATGGAGCAATCAATAGTGTTTGATCGTATTCTATTTGCAATTACAGGTGCTATGCTTTGGTTTAGTATCTATGGATTGAGTACTATATTTATTATATATTTTATAAACAAACTATTAACATAAGGAGGACGGCATGACTAAAAAGAAAAAGACCTACGAGACTGGTGATGATTACCTATTAGATGAAACACTAGAATTATTTGACGACAACATGAACGTGGAAGAATACATAGATGATCCACAGTTTGACCCTAATGACTATGAATACTTACAGGAGGTACACGGAGATGGGATTCAATCCAAAGACTTACAATTTATTCCAACAGATAGATATTTCAAACGCCTTAGAAAAGGTAAATAAATATATAGAAGAGATTGACTTAGACGAAGTCAAGGTTACAATACCATGCGACAATCCTTTCGCATTGAAGATGAGGATACACCGATATATAAAAGCATATCGTGAACAGATGTCCAACAAAGATGAGGTTGACCATCAGAAATATGACATGTTAGTTATCAATGCTGTAGATAAAGCAGTAGAAATTTCTAGTGTGCTAGATAAAATGGAGGACTTGATTATCAAGGACTCAAAAACAGGAGAGATAATATGACAACAGAAGAAACATACAGACTAGAATTTGAGAAAGCAGTAGAGGAATTAAAACCTGCCATACTTGAGGCTAGTGCAAACTATAGTACGGACGTATTAGTATCGGCAATGGTGGAGGTAGGTATGAGATTATCTTTTCTAAAGTACGGCACTATGGGAATGGTAAGTTTACTTGCGGATATACTACACACAACAGCCACGTCAGGTGCTATGATTGAAGAGATGCAGAAGGCTGCGAAAAAATCTGACAGTGATATCATGAATGCTTTCGCACAACTAGGTGAGGAGACCAAACACTAATGACAAAAGAAAAAGAAGATACACTAGAGATACCCACAGAATTACTTGAGTCTGACCCACTAGAGTTAGCAGAGAATGAGAAGGGTATCCAAACTATTGTGGCTTACTTACAGGCTACAAGAGAGAACGTAAGATCAGCAGAGGCAAGTGGTAAACGAATTAGTAAAGCGACTGCGACAAAGACAGCGCCCAAAAAGTTTGACAAGAACCCACTTGATATGTTAATATCAGAAACATAGGAGAATATAAATGAGTGAGTTACCAGAAAGACTAAGGAAGTTTGTGTGGAACGACAGAGGTGCCCCCGTCCAGAAGGTATGGGATACATCTAGTCTAAGTTCTTTCCTTGCTTGTCCAAGATATTATGATTGGTCAGTACTAAATGGGTGGCGACATGCTAGTTATGGTACGGCTACAGGTTTTGGATCAGCAGTACACGAAGGCTTTGAGCAGATGGAGATTGGTAAGTTCGAGGGTAAATCTAAAGAAGAATCCTTAGCTATGGCAATCAAGTATGTCCTCAAAAATTTTGGCGAAGAACTAAATATGTCTGACGATAAGGCAAGAGGATTAGAATCTGCCTTACGTGCTATCGTATGGAGAGCCGAAGAATATTGGGACGACAACTTGAAGTTAGCTACCATGCCTGACGGAACACCTGCCCTTGAGCAGAGATTCGAAGTACCTATTGGAAACAATGGGCATAGGTTTAGTGGTAGGATAGATAAGATTGTTACCATAGATGACAGGTTATATATTGTAGATTTTAAAACTACTAAGACATCTTTGTCTGACTATTACTTCAAAGGATTCATGCCAAACAATCAGATCTTTGCATACATATGGGCATGTCGAGAGGTACTTAAGTTACCTGTTGATGGTGCAATCATTGATGGAGTACAGACAGGTGTGAACTTTACTAGGTTTGCAAGGCAAGTATTCAATGTACACAAAGACTTACTTGATGAATGGTATGATGATACGATACATCATCTTGAGATATCAGATGTATATGCTAACTCAGGGTACTACCCCGCAGATTTTACAGCATGTAATAACTATGGTGGGTGTAAGTTTAGAGAGACATGCTCTCACTCAGGTACTCAACGAGAGATGTTCTTTAAAGAAGATTTCAAACAGCAGTTACATGCAGACTTAGAAGAGACTAAGCCAATGACACTAGAGGTCATAGATGGGGGCGGTAAATGAAAAAAGTTATAGAGATATACTCAAAAGAAAACTGTGTTTACTGCACCAAGGCTAAGGCTTTACTAAAAGAACATGACCCTATGGTGCTCATGTTAGACAGGGATTTTAATAGAGAAGAGTTCTTTAAAATATTTCCTGATGCAAAATCTTTTCCTCAAATAATTATAAGCGGCAAACATATTGGCGGATATAATGAGGCGGAAAAATATTTGCTTGACAATTCTATAAATTAATATATACTTACAACTTAAATAGGAGACCGTAATGGCAAACATAAGTCAACATAAATCAACAAGTGTTACCAAGCTACTACTCGTAGGAGATAGTGGTAGTGGTAAGACATCTGCTCTAGCGAGTTTAGCTAACGCAGGTAAAAAACTACGCATCTTAGATTACGATGATGGTCTAGATATTCTATCCGAATACCTAACACCTGAAGCTGTATCAAGAGTGTCGTATGTTACACTAAGAGATTCACTAGGACACGCTAATGCGTTTAGAAAAGGGGCACAACTATTGTCCACTTGGAAAGACGGAGAAGAGAACTTTGGTTCTGTGAAAGAATGGGGAGACGATACTGTTTTAGTTATCGATTCCCTTACACTAATGGGCGAGGCAGCATTGAGAGGTGCTCTCGTCTTTAACAACAAGAAACCTACCGAGCAACCTACTCAACCTGAGTGGGGTACTGCGGCTAGAGATGTACAGAATATTCTTCAATACATTACAGGAGACGAGGTGAAATGTAACGTGGTAGTTACTTCACATATTCAATACATGGAAGGTGAGTTGGGAATTGCGAAAGCATATCCTACTTCCGTAGGTTCAAAGCTATCTACAAAAATAGGTAGATACTTTAACTGTGTATGTCGCATAGATAGCAAGACAACAAGCAAAGGCAATGAACGTTCTCTGAGAACAGTATCTGATAACAAGATGGATCTCAAAGTAACTGCGCCTAGCTTGATTGAATCGAACATGGAACTAGACTTGAACAAGTTGTTTACTTCCATACAATCTAATGCGAAAAGCAAACTTGAAACAAGCAAACCGAAAGGAGACAAATAATGTCAAACGTTGCTGACTTCCTAACCATGACACCACAGGATACACCTGATACAGTTGTATTACCCGAGGGTAGTTATGACTTCACTATCACTAGCTATAGAGCTGATGTGGTAGGTGAAAACCAGACACCACTTGTCAAAGTGAATGTCAAAGCCACAGGTATTTTGGAATCTGATTTAACAGATGCCGATCTGCCTAACGCAGAGCCCACACGTATGGAGTTTTGGGCTACTCCAAATGCACTGAAGGTAAAGAATCCTGCGACAGGATTAAAATCTTTCCTCACATCAGGGATTGATTTGGGTCATGTAGATGACTTACCTTATGGTGAATTGCTAGAGATGGCAATAGGCAAATCCTTTAAAGGAGTTGTCAAACATGAGATGGTAGGTAAGAATAAAGATATCTTACAAGCCTCAGTAAAAAGAATACTGAGTAACTAACCATGTCACAGCACGCAGTTCTTAAACCAGTTCCGTCTCAGAAACCAAAGAATGGTCTGCAATGTAAAATTGCTTTCGTCTTTGACTTCCCTACGAATGATGAAGCCAGACTAGGCAAAATTATGACAGGTTCTGCTGGTCGAATGTTCAATCAGCTAGTCGAGATATTAGACATAGGTGTGGAGAACTGCTTGCTAACATACGCAATCTCAACCAAGCCTGCTCAAGAAAACCCAGCACATTTCTTTCACAACCGCGCAGATTATAAAGCGCAGTGTAAGACGACAGACTGGCGTAGTAAATATTCTGTGAGTGGGTTTGGATATCTTAAAGAAGATAAAGAATCTGACGTAGAGAGATTGGCAAACGAGCTTAATGCTGCGCAACCTAATATCATTATTGCTATGGGTAGCTTAGCGTTATGGGCGCTGACAGGACTAGACAAAGTAGGTACTTACAGGGGAACCATATTGAATGCAACAACTCTAAGTGAGAGCATCAAAGTACTTCCTACGTATAGTCCTAGTGCCATAGTTAGAAACTATGACTTCAGACCTATAGTACTTGCGGATATAAAGAAAGCAATACTAGAATCTGAATCAAAAGAAATAAAAATAATAGAAAGAGAGTTATGGATTGAACCAACTATCGAAGATCTTCAAAAGTTTGAAGACAAATTTATACAAAGGGGGAACAGTGATGTACCTCTTAGCTTTGACATCGAGACCGCTTCAGGTGACATTACTTGCATTGGCTTTGCTCCTAGTGATAGGGTTGCTATTGTAATCCCATTCAGGGATGATAGGCAAACACTTAAGAATTATTGGACTGCCTATGGTGATGAACTTAAAGCATGGGCTTGGATTAAAAGAATCCTAGAGAACGATAAGATAGTCAAGGTAGCACAGAATCAAACGTATGATGTGTCTTGGCTTAAATATAAGAAAGGAATAACTGTAGCAGGTATAGTACATGATACCATGCATGCTCAACATTCCCTTCAGCCTGAACAACAAAAAGGATTGGGGTATTTAGGCTCCATCTATACCAACGAGGGTGCTTGGAAAACCATGGCTAAGTTTTCAAAGAGTACTAGGAAAGAATGATTATCATAAATGAAACGCGCTCCGTATTTTTCGGAGTTGCTAATACCGCATGAATTAGTAACTATCGAAAGTCAAGTTCGGCTGTGGAGGGCTGTAATAGATCAAGCATTGATAGATTTTTTAACTAACAACAAGTCAAGGGAGGCACAAGTGGACAAACAAAAAGCAAAGATATGGCTAAGAGGTAAGTCAAAAGACTTTAGTCTAGTGTGCGAGTACGCAGAACTAAATGCTAGGGAAGTAAGAAAAGAAGTTTTTAATATTGTAGGGGGCGAGCATGAACTCTACCGTAAATAAGTACAAGTACTTCTCTTTAGATACACAAGTAGGGGGCGGACACTACAAGGACTTTAAGATACAACCTGCTCAATTCACTAACGCAAATAGATTACTATACGCTGAGGGTAATGCAATAAAATATATATGTCGCCACGGATTGAAGGGTGGCAAAGAAGATTTAGAAAAAGCTAAACACTATATCGATATGATAATAGAACGTGACTATCAATAATTAACATGGGAGACAAAAGCAATGGCGAGGATAATCAAGAACGTAGACATACAAAATATTGAACTTGATTCTGAACAAACTCTTTGGACGTATTGTGCATTAGACTGCGCCGTTACTCTAGAGATTTGGCAGAAGATTAAAAAAGAACTAGACGAAGAAACCACCAAGACATATCAGTTTGAATTAGATAGTCTCAAGCCTGCGATGGCTATGATGCTACGAGGATTGCGTGTGGACAATGATAAGGTTGTGAAAATGCGTGCCCCTCTCAAAGACAAGAGGCTCAAGCTAGAGCGCATGCTTAATCTATTTGCTAATGCGGTGACAGGTAAAGATCTAAATCATGCCTCGCCAAAACAGTTGATGGATTTATTCTATACACAACTGAACCTACCTCCCGTTATTGCATACAAAAAAGGTAAGCAAAAAGTTTCAACAGATAGAGAAGCACTAGAACATTTACGTTCAGAGTATCCTAGGGCAAGACCTTTCTGTAATACTATCATGGCGCTACGTGACATTGATAAACAACTTAATGTATTAGAAACTACTAGAGATAAGGACAATAGAATACGTTGCTCTTATAATGTAGCAGGCACTGAGACAGGTAGATGGTCATCATCAGAATCTCCTTGGGGTACAGGTACTAACTTACAAAACATTACGAAAGACTTGCGTGCAATCTTCGTACCTGATCCAGGTATGACTATGTTCTACGCTGACCTTGAACAGGCTGAGTCTCGTGTGGTTGCATACCTTACAGGTGATGAAGGTTACATCAATGCATGTGAGAGTGGTGACCTACATACTACAGTTGTTAAAATGGTATGGCCCAATATGGGTTGGAGTGGGGACGCGAAACAAGAGCGTGCTCTAGCCGACAAACCTTTCTACTTACACTATACCTTCAGAGATATATGTAAGCGAGCAGGTCATGGTACTAACTATGGATTGTCTGCTACCTCATTAGGTAGGCATCTAAAGATTAAGATATCACATGCTACAAGATTTCAATTACTATACTACGGAGGTGTGATACCTGTTGACTCAGTTGCTCGTTGGCATAAGCAAGATCCACGTGGTGGCTTTGATGAGTTAGCTTCTTATGGTGTAGAGTTTGGCGATAAGATGAAGTATTTACGTATTCAAGGGGCATTCCCTGGGATACAGACGTGGCACAGTGATGTGCTTAAACAGTTAGAAAAGGAGGGGGCACTGACAACACCACTAGGTAGACGCAGACAATTTTGGGGAAGACTCAATGATGCATCTACGTTGCGTGAAGCCATTGCCTATGTACCCCAGTCTACTATCGGAGACCTATTAAACATAGGACTCTATCGTGTGTGGAGAGAACTCGAAGGTAGAGGGGTACAGGTTCTTGGGCAAGTTCACGATGCTATCTTAGGTCAAGTACCTACTGATAGGGTTGATGAACTTATGCCCGAGGTCATAAATTGTATGACCAATTCTATTAAGATGGGTGACCGCGAATTAATTATTCCTTCTGTTGCCGAGGTAGGTAACACATGGAAGGATCTAAAAGTATGGGAGAAACATGACTAGAATATATAAGGATTATATAGAAGCTTGCGTTGAAGCTAGTGCTGATAGTCCTATCCCTAAAATATTTAGGAGATGGGCAGCGCTATCATCAGTCGCAGGTGCTCTGGGTAGACGTGTCTGGTTTCCTATGGCGAACTACGATATACGATCTAATATATTCGTTGTCATGATTGCTGGACCTGGTCGTAACAAATCTGTTAGCCTAGTCCTACCATATACTAAGATATTTAGTAAGTTAACTACACCGCCTGGATCACAGCCAGACCATGAGCAATTCAACTCAGGCTTAGATCAGTATGGTATGAGAGACTATCCTTTGTATTGTATACAAGATAGGATAACTCCTGAGAAGTTAGCAGTTGATATGTGTAAGTCTTCCCGTTGGGATATGAGATTGTCTACACCTAATGAAGAGTTTCATGATGGGTCTATGACGTTAGTAACATCTGAACTTGGTACATTCTTATCAAGGCATGAGAGATATTTACAAATGTTTCTTACAGATATGTGGGATAGTAAAGAAGAATACTCACATAAGACTAAGACATCAGGTGAATACATTATCAAAGGACCATGTTTAAATTGGATAGCGTGTGCTACACCTGAACAGTTTGTAGATAACTTACCTGAAGACGCAAGGTCTCAAGGCTTATTGTCTAGAATTATTCCTGTGTTTTATGATGGTCCGAAAATTCCTCAGTCTCTTTTACAAAAAAGAATTGATGATCAGACTGTTGTAAATTTAAGAGAAGATCTATCAGAGATATCTAAGATGTACGGACCAGCCCACTTTGACCCTACTGCTTTTGACAAGATCAATCAAGACATTGAAGCAGGTCTAACACCTGAGCCTACTGATCCTAACCTTGCTGAGTATGCTCAACGTAGAGTATCTCACTTTATTAAGATAGCCTTGTCTGTATCAGCATCCAATAGCCCTAGTAGAGTTATCACATGGGATCATTGGCAGCGTACTAAAGACATTATGTTTGAGGTAGAAGAGCACATGCCTAAAGCATTGGCAGGTTTTGGTATGGGTAGGACTGGTAAGATTGCACAGGATATGAGTGTGTGGTTTAAAAATACTATGATAACTAACGGTAATAAGTATATCCACTTGAAGAAATTCAAGAGGGAGTTGCTAAGGAAGATACCTAACCCTGGCGAACTAGAGCAAACAGTGAAAGCTATGGAAGATTCAGGCTACATTGAAGTAAAAGATGGGGTTGTTTTTCCTAAAGCACTTGAACACATTTGATCAGTATGATACAATGCAAAGTTCGACCCTCTACAAACACAATATTCTTAAAGGAGAAAAAATGAAAATAAATATAGACTACTCACGCGATAACCTCTTGACAACAGCAGGTAAAATGATACTGAAAGACAGGTATATGTTACCGACAGAGGCTAGTCCACAGGACGCTTTCGCACGAGCCTCGATAGCCTTTGCTGATGATGAAGCACATGCTCAAAGGTTATATGATTACTCGAGTAAGCTATGGTTTATGTTCGCTACTCCTATCTTATCTAATGGGGGCACCACAAGAGGGTTACCTATATCTTGTTTCTTAAACTACGTTGATGATTCGAGAGAAGGATTAGCAGATCACTACACAGAAAACATTTGGTTGTCTAGTATGGGTGGAGGAATAGGCGGTTACTGGGGAGCAATTCGATCACAAGGAATGGCAACCAGCATTGGTAACAAAACTACAGGAGTGATACCTTTCATGCATGTGGTTGATTCTCAGATGACTGCCTTCCATCAAGGAGCAACGAGACGAGGAAGCTACGCAGCTTACATGGATGTAGCACATCCTGAGATAATAGAATTTATTGAGATGCGTAAGCCAACTGGTGGAGATATACATAGAAAGAATATGAACTTACATCATGGTATTAATATATCAGATAAGTTTATGGAAGCAGTACAAGATGGAAAGCCTTGGGATTTAATTGATCCACATACTCAACAGGTTATTAATACTATAGATGCACGTACGTTGTGGATTAAAATATTAGAAACAAGAGTAGCAACAGGTGAACCTTATCTTTGTTTTGTTGATACAGTTAATGAATCACTACCTCAATCACAAAAAGATTTAGGTTTAAAGTTTAATCATTCTAATTTATGTTCAGAGATTACACTACCTACTGCTATGGATAGAACTGCAGTATGTTGTTTGTCTTCTACTAACTTAGAATTTTATGATGAGTGGAAAGACAATCCATTATTCATAGAGGATTTGGTACGTATGCTTGATAATGTTCTTGAACATTTCATAGCCAATGCTCCACAGTATATGTGGAAAGCAGTGAACAGTGCACGTCATGAGCGTGCTATAGGACTGGGGGCTATGGGTTTACATACATACTTCCAAAAGAAAAGATTACCTTTTGATGGTCCTATGTCTAAAGATATTAATCATAATATCTTCAAGCATATAAACAAACAAGCTCAACTCGCAAACTATAAGTTGGGAACTGAGAGAGGTTCCCCTTCAGATATGGAGGGCACGGGTAAAAGACACTCCCATGTGATCGCTATTGCACCTAATGCATCTTCATCTATTATCTGTGGGGGTACGTCTCCATCAGTAGAACCTATGCGAGCTAATTCTTTTTCTCAGAAAACTTTAACAGGTACGTTTGAAATACGTAATAAGTATCTAGAGAAAAAGTTAATCGAACTCAATAAGAACAATAAGGAAGTATGGAAATCTGTCACTACTAATGGAGGTAGCGTACAACACTTTGATTTTTTATCTGCGGAAGATAAGGCTGTGTTTAAAACTGCTATCGAGATGGATCAGAATATACTAGTAGAGTTTGCAGGAGATAGGCAACAATTTATATGCCAATCACAAAGTCTTAATATCTTTTTAAGACCTGATGTAGATTCCAAAGAGCTTCATCTTATACACTTTAGAGCATGGAAGAATAAAGTAAAAACGTTGTACTACTTAAGAAGTGAAGCCTTAAAAAAGGTAGAGAACTTAACCACAAAGATTGAACGTACAGTACGCCCTGACTTCCAAGAAGAAGAAGAGTGTGTTGCATGTCAAGCGTAATTAACAAAGGAGAAATAGATGTCAGTATTTGAAGGACGAGAATATTATAAACCGTTTGAGTACCCGTGGGCTTTCGAAG